AGATCCGTCAGTAGCTGGCAATGTCCATTCGACGTTGCTGGCGACGGTTGCTGGTGCCTTGAACGCAACGTAATGAGAGCTATCGGCATCCATAAATTTGATAGGGGCCTGTGCTGACAGCTCGATATCCCCAGTAAAAGCTGGTGATGCGAGGTTTGCATAAGTACCCGACAGACCACTGCTGGTCACAAATCCTTGGCTGGTCACATAAGACTGTGTTGCCAGGTTATCAATAGTGATCGTTTGAGTACTGGTCGTGATCTGATCGACCTTGACTGTTCCGTATGCCATCAGAGATTACTCACTGTCCAGGTGGAGTTTGCAGGTACTTCAACGGTGTATCCGTTGGCAATCTCCACATCGCCAATAGATAACCCATTGTATCCAGTAGTCATATTCACATTTGAATCAATCACTTGTTTTGATTGGAGGATGGGACCAGAGACGCCGCCCCCACCCCCAATCTCAACAATTGAGGCAACACCACTCACCTCCTTGCGGGTGTAAAGCCGCCCATCGGTCGTGTTGATTGCCAACTCGCCCAGGGAGAGCTGCGATGTGGTGGGGACTTTGCCCCCGACAGCACTTCGCTTTATGCGAATGGTGTTTGCCATGACTTAAAACGTGCCCCCGTCGAGAGTGACGTTATCGATGGTGTTGTTGGCACCAGTAATTGCCACGTTTGACATCACCCGAGATGCGTTCAGCACCTGAGTGTTGGCAATCATGAACGTGCCACTGTTGGTGATGTTGATCGCCTGGTTAAACGTCCACGCATTGGTGGCGCTGTACCAAGTGATCTCCTTGTTCGTGGCTCCAGCCAGGGTCAAGCCACCACCGTTTGCGGTGACGTCTGTCGGAGTAGCGGTGTCACCAAGCAGGAGGTTCTTGTCCTCCACGCGGACCTCAGTCGAGGACAGCGTTGTCAGGGTGCCATTAACAGTCAGGTCCCCCGTCACCACAAGGTCATTGCCGATGGTGACGTCGTTCGGCAGACCAACAGTGATCGTGGTGCCAGTGTTGCTGACCTCCACTTCGTTGGCAGTGCCCTGGACGGTCATCGACCCACCCAGGTTCATGGTCGCGCCATTCACCGTGACGCTGCTGTTAGCCAGCGAGCTGTTTGGGATACTGGCAAGTGCAACTACACCAGTGGTGGTGTTGTAAGTGACGCCAGACCCAGTGGTAGCGCTAATTGCTGCTCGGGCACGGGTGTCTGTGTAGTACAGGTTGTTGGCACCTTCGCCAACGTCATCAGTGTCCAGGCCAACAATCGTGGCTGCACTAAAGGTCAGCGTGCCGGTGAAAGTCTTGTCACCCGCAATGGTCTGAGTGCCACCCAGGTTGGCGTAGGCACCAGCGCCTGCAATAGCGACCACACTGGTCGCCACACCAGAACCGTTATCGCCATAGCCGTAGTAGAGCGTGTTATCGCTGGCTACTTCGTTATATGCAAGCTCACCACTCTTGAGCGATGTTGGTGCTCCTGCACTGCCGCTACTTGCGCGGCGTTTGATTTTAAAAGTTACTGCCACTAGAAGGCACCTCCATACAGGGTCAAATCATCATCCAGAACGTCAGTCGGTGTGAATACCGATCCGTTCCATTCCAGAACTTTTCCTTGGTCCCCTGATGTCAGGGCATCAATTGCAGCGGTGTCCATAAATGAACTACCGGCAAATGAGGGGCCTTGCGGTCCCGTTGCAGCTACAGAAACAATGTTCGCCGAGGGAGAACGTGTAACCGTAACTTGATTGTCGGTCTCTGTTACTCGAACAACGCTAGATAGCGCCGGAGTTACCTGAACTTTCGCTTCGTGACTCATTACACTCCAGTAAATCCAGGGTCAAACAGAGCCCTACCTTGCAGCAGGTAGTACTTATCTCCACCAGGCTCGGTAATCATCACGTCATACTGGCTCTCCTCAGTGATAGCAGCGGTTGTAGCCGCAGCTAACTTAATCCTGAATTTGCCAATTGATTGATCAACCCAGCTTGTGCTGAAAGTCGCAACTGTTGCAGTATTAAGGCGATTGACCAGCTTTCCTGCAACTGAGTAGCCAGCCATATTCACACCATTACCAGAGGAATCCTTGTACTGGAGATCCAGCGAAAAGGTTGCTCCTTGGTGAATAGTAATGTCGTAATTACCCGGCTCAATCACAGCTAAAAGCCAGTCAGTACCCTCAGTTTACGATAGCTAAATCTCGTATATTTAAGAAAAGAGCACAAGTAGACTGTGGAGCCCGTACTTCCACTGAGCATTGTGCTCAGTGTCGCTGGTGGCGCAATTTCTGCCATTTTGACCCTCGGACGCAAATTCGAGGCCATCGACGAAAAACATCAATCCCATTTAGTCAGTGTTGATCAACGTATGGACGCCATCGAGCTGCGGCTTGCTAAGGAGTACGTTGACAAAGACGATCTGACCATCATTCTCCAACGCCTCGACGATCGTATTGATCGTATGGATTACAAGTTGGATCAAATTTTGATTGGGTACAATAAGGGCGCTAAGTAGATTTTCTGTAATGGGTATCATCGAATCCCCTATTTTCTGGGTGGTTCTTGCCGCCGTCTCTGAAATTCTTGCCCTTATTCCTAACGAGAAGGTCAAGTCCAACTCCATGTTCCAGCTGGCCTCCGCTGCCCTGAGCGCCCTGCTGAAAGACCGAAAAAAGTAAGTTGGCCCCCAGATGGGGAGTCCCTATGGGTTTGGCACTCCCGATCTGTTTGGGAAGACCTGCGTAGGCTTATACAGGCTCAGAAGTTCTACAAGACTCTGCCCGCCAAGCTGACAAAGGCAGAACAGGACTGGCTCAAAACGCAGCCCCAGTCTGGGCTCCCAAAAGCGCGGTTCACAGAAGAACCATCTGATGGCTCATCGGCACAGCAGCTGCTCGGTGGCCCAATGCGACTCAAACACGATTTTCTAGAAGATGACGATCTTTCCGAAAGGTAAGCTCGCAGACTTTTTCTATTTTTACGACCCCTCGAACGAGAACCATGTGGCTGCGGTGAAGCAGCTCCAGGACGAGATCGAGGATGCCGATGAAAGTCTGCTTACAGATCTAGCTCCTTGGGTGCAGCTGTATCGCACCCCAATCAAAAAAGACCTCCCAGTCGAGGAACCAGACAACTCTTGGGAAGGCCTCTATCTGGCTGCTGAGCGTGGCGGGGCCAAATTCCCCGAACTCCTTGCAGCGCAATGGGCCTTGGAGTCTGGCTTTGGCAAGTATCCCTCTGGTATCAACAACTTTTTTGGTATCAAGGGCACAGGCCGAAACGTCGCCAGCACCTGTACCGAGAAGACCACACAAGAATGGGTGAATGGCGAGTTCATCACCATTCGCGATTGGTTCCGCAACTTCGCGAGTATCCAGGAATGCGTCGATTACCTGATCACTCGCTGGTACAAAGATTACAAGGGCTACAAAGGCGTCAACCGGGCATCAACCCGTGAAGAAGCAGCGCGGCTACTGAAGTCTGAAGGTTACGCAACTGACCCGATCTATCCCGAAAAACTGATCTCTTTGATGGATCAATACGCAGGAGAACAAGATGGCTAAGTCTTTGAGCGGTGGACAATTCGTCCAAGGCACCCCCAAACGCACCTGCATCGGAAATGGCCGCAGGGTCAGATCCAACTCAAGTGCTGGACGAACAAAGCGTTCACCCAGCCGCAAGGTCTATAGAGGACAAGGTAAGCGCTGAGCTACAGCTCAGATCTCCGCCCACGCTTCCTGCAAAGGCGGGACACCAATTGGTCCCAGAAGAATCCGGTCCACAAGAACACCATTCTTCATTCATAGCTGTGCCCCGCCAAATGGTGGGGCTTTTTGTTGTCTTGCTTCAGGATTGCTCTTGTTCCTTGAAGCGTTTCCAACCTGTAGCTAATGCGTAAATTTCAGGATTGGCATCAAGAGGGGCCATTTCAGAGAAGCCTCTTTTCCAGCCATGGTTACGCATAACCTCTTCAACTTCTTCTCGAAGTTCACTCAGGTCTTCGAGAGTTCCGGTAAAGCGAAACCGAACGTATCTGACTTTTTCACCCATGGCGGACGGTGCCGTTCCCGTAAAGTTCTTTATGAAGCTCGATAGCAGTATCCAAACTTTGCCTTGCTTTGATTAGGTCGGCAAGCTGCTTTTGAGTGTCACCCTTATGTTTATGCGGGTAACGCTGAATATACTTTATCGAATTGATTAGGACAAACTTCTGTAACCCAGAAGCCCCAAACATCGTTCGAGCTACATCGTATGGCGAGACGCCTTTGTTGTAGTGGTCGGGATTAGCTACGTCGTTATTTTCCGGAGGAGGAGTGATCACTAAGCGATCATCCCCCTGCTCGGCCTTTTGAAAATCAAACATTTGAGTGTCACTTTTGACGCCCAAACGTACCTAAAGAAATTGGTGCATTAGAGGCCGCTCACGCGCTGACACCTCCTAACCCGCATGCACCAGCGGGGTAACGGATTCATGAAAGTTAATGTTTCATGGGTGCCAGGGCCGAAGACCTGACACACAAACGTACCTAACGCGTTCGGTCCCGGAGCCGCATCCGGGAGCTTCAGCAGAGCTTTGCGAGGTCTTCGCGGCTGTACTGGA